TAATACACTACTGTCACAATAATCATCGTGTTTACCTGAAGGTGCCATAATTTTTTCTGTTTTCTGTGTGTTATCCATTACATATTCTAGGTCAACGTGCTCTCTATACCATTTCCACATTAGTTTTTTGGCGTTTCCTTCTTGTCTTTCGATGTCAGGTACCTTGATAAGACCCTGCTGAACAAAAGATACAAAATCCCTGTAAGCATATGTTTTACTACCTTTAGCTCCACCAGTAAATACGAACGGTATGAAATGTATACTCAATGGTATACAAGCCATTCTTATTTCTTGCTCGACAGCACCTCCAATACCTGTAGCGTCGATAATAACGCGAGCCGCATTAAAATCAACAGCGACATCCATAATACGACTTCTTTGATAAGGTATATCGTGCCCCCCTGATTTAGGTCCGATTTCTTCCAAATATAATAATCGTGCAACATTGTTGTCAGGTCCTTTTTCAGTCCTCCATACACTAATAACAGTAGAATTAACAGATTTCCCAATATCAACAGCCACAGTATTATTTGTACCTGTTTCTCCGCCTTCGTCAATTTGTTCGGGGGTAAGTAATTCGTAGTCATCAAAGCACTCTCGTAGTCCGGTTGGTGTAAATACATTAGATATACTCTCCACAAATTCGCATTCGTATTCTGTTTTCCAGTGCAGGGAGTCCTCTCCCCATTCTAACATTTTATTCAACATATCCTCTTCATCATATGGGGGACTGTATGCCTCCCCTTTTATGACCGCATCTTTCCAAGTAAAGTGCAAACGACTGAAAGTGTCAGCGTACCCCTCATCAAATAAATATCTGTACATATGATTCTCCTTACTTTTAGGAGTACCCAGATTAATAAACGGTGCTTTGTTTGCGACTATCGCTGGCTCTACATTATCGATGAACAACTCATCTGATATTAAAGGTGACTCGTCGACTATTAAAAGTGTTGGGTGCTGCCCACGAATGGATTGTCCCTGATTGGAGGGCGCCACCGGCGCCCGACGCAACATAGTACCGCCCTTCATTTTGATATGCGGTTTATTGTGTAGTTTATAATTATCTACTAATGAATCTAAAAATGTGTTATCTTTGAAATGTCTGTATACATAATTAAAAATCAGGGCGCACTGGTCTTCTGTAGGTGCTAAAACGAACACAAGGTCCCTAAATCGGTTAAAAAACATAAAAATAACGGCTGCAACAGACAATGCCCAAGATTTTCCACTACCTCTAGGTGCTAAAATCGCTAATTTTCGGTGTTTATCTGCATTTCCGTCAGGATATGTCAAAGATTTGACTACAATGTCCATTTGTAGCGGTCTTAATCTTAAAGGTCTCTGTTGTTTGTCTATTAAATAAGTTTCACAGAAGGCTCTTACTAGTTTTTCCATCTTTTTTTCATCTTTACGGACTTCTCCAAAAAAAGTGGATAGGTTTTGCGAGTCGAATTTGTTAGGTCCACTTAAAGCGGCTTTAAATTCTTTCGTCTGGTTCGCTACTGGTATCATCTTCTTCCAACTCTCCTAAGAAGTTCATAAAGTTTTCGGTCTTTTCTTCTACTAAAGTAGGTATTTCAATATTAAGAGCACGGAACTCAGTATGAATATCGCGAACAATCTGGTTTCTTTGTTGCAATAACTTTGTTCTAGCGTTAACATCCCGAATACATAAAGAAATTTCTTCCCAAAGCAAGTCTTCAATAACAAGATTTCGTGCCAAAAGTCGTACAAGTTCTTTATGACGTTCATATTCTCCTTCTCCGACACGTTCTCTTAAACGTGATACATAATTCTCAACTTCGTCTTCCATTTACCACTTCACTTTATTAGCCCAATACGCGGCTGACATTTTCCCTTTCTTTATATTCTTTCCGTGTCTAGCTTTGAAAGACTTTCTTCGTGCTTTCTGTCTAGCTGACTCTCCTTTCTTTGGCTTACCTGCTGTCTTAACACCCTGTTGGCCAAATCTAATAAGTTTAGTTTTAGTTCCCTCTTTAGCTACAACTACGTGTGATTTTTTAGGATGATTAGGGGTTCTTTTAGGTTTATTGTATCCTGATACCCCAGCTCTTGCCAACTTTGGGTCTTTTTTCTTTTTAGGTGCCATTATTATTTCCCTTTTTTAATTTTCTTAGTTTTTCCATTATGAGTTCGAGCATATTTGTGCGTCTTAGTTTCTCTAATCAAAGTACCATAGTACCTTTTTCCGCCATACATCCAACTAACCCTTTTTGCCATTACTTCTTCCTCTTTTTAGTTTTCTTCTTTTTAGGTCTTCCAACCTTTTTACCGTATGTTCCTTTACCGTAGGGCATTTAGTTCCCACCACTAGATAGAGTTGCAGGTGCTTTTACAAATTTAGATTTGTCTTCGGTAGCATTTACGTTAATGGTTGGTGCACGACCGTTCAAAAATAACATATTTGGGTCGTCTCTTTTACTAACACTTTCGTCGTATTCTCTTTTGGTTTCTGCCATAATTATTTCTTCCCTTTTTTAGTAGGTTTGCAATTATCACACTCTTCACAACAAGCTAATAAATATTCTACTTGTTCGTGTAATCCTGCTAGTTGTTCTGCCAAGTCAGCTATTTCGAAATCATTCATTTTTTAGCCTTCTTTTTTGATGCAGCTTTCTTTTTAGCTGGTGCTTTTGCCTTTGGCTTTTCTTCTACTTTCTCCTCGACAACAGGTTCAGCTGCTGCTGGAACTTCTTCTATTAGGTTACCGTGCCTATCTCTCTTAGGAGCTGGCATCTCTCTTGCGTGTAATTGTGTCATAATTGACCTCCTTACAAAAAGTACGTTACGTCAACATATAAATGTTTCGGTCACTTTTTACTTTCCATCTTATGTTCTTGGTCTTGTGCTTTAGATTCTATTTGTTGAGCTTGTTTCAATACAGCATCGTTATAATCGATAACTGACTGTGCCTTCACTTTATAGAACGCGGTTTTCTCTGCTTGTTCTTGTTTCCAAACATCTAGAGCGTCTTTGATAATCAAGAGGGCTGGCCCACCTAATATAGCTATCAAAGTTGTGTATGCTTCAATGTTCTCAAGAACTGCTGAGTTATTAAGTCCGGTGTGTATAACGAACCCTGCAAACCCAACCCAGAGTAAAACTAAAGGTACAGCAATCATAAACATAAAGATGTCGTTAAACGTCACTCCTTCTTTTGCTTCTTTACTCATATATTCAGTCCTCCTTTCTTCCTTTACTGGTTTCTTTTTTGGCATCTTCGGTAGTGTAGGTACTTGTTTTGATAGACGTTTTGCAATAGCAAGCAACATCATTATAACAATAATCATACCCAGAAAAGCAGAAACAACTGCCATTATTTCTAGAAATGTCAATGCCCATTCTATCACTCCTCCTCACCTTCGTAGTTGTTTTGAAATTCATCATTAACCACTTCTTTAATCATTGCTTTTAAATCGTCCATATCTGAAATTATTTTAGCTAACATATTTGTAAGAACCAGCATCTGTTGTGCCTTCATTCTTCCTCCAATCTAAAAGCTTCATTTTCGTCATTGTAGTAAGGGTAATTTGTAATACTTATAACATATTCATATTCCCCTGTGTTATTCCAATCAGCTAAAAAACTTGCATAAAAATAATAAACTCCGTCCGTATGATTATCGAACGTTTCCTCATATGGTTCTGCTCCTGAATTTAACCAATGAGTATCTTCAACCCATCCTGACACATTAAAGAAATGTTCCTCATATACAAAAGTGTCGTACATTAAGGTCGTTTCGTTTCCCTCTTCGTTAATGAAAAAGTGACCCACGTCATAATACACCAACACAGGTAGAGGCTCGTCAGAATCATCACAATTAGTGTCCATATCGACATAAATATCTAAAGTGTTATACTCCCTCGAATAGTTACCATACTCTAATCCATTCCATAAAACTAACTGGGTATGATTGCAATGGTTTTCTTCGTGTTCGTATTCACAAGAACCATCGTCTTCAGTTGCCCTATCGTTATAGTTGTTGGCATCGATATCCATACATCCATAGACTGTTTCATTAGTTTGGGTTTCGTTTCCAGTACCATTTTGATTTAGGTATTGACAACGTCCGTTATCGTGAGTAGCCTGTGCGTCGTAATTCGTGGCGCTCGCATCAGTACATCCGTATTTAACTGGTGGGGGAAATACGCAACTCCCATTATCAAAATCAGCGTCTTTCTTGTAATTGATAGCAGTTGGGTCCATACATCCCCCTTTCAAAGCCGGTTCGTCTTCGCCACCACCCCATATCTCACTAAACTGGTCAATGTCCACAGT